AGGTATATTGCAAGACAAATGGCGTAAAGACTTAGGTTATGAAAAAAACAATTAGCAAACTAAAAAAGGAACTAGATAAATGGTTCAGTCTTTACATAAGACTTAGAGATGCTAACGAGTACGGAATGGTGCAATGTTTTACTTCAGGGAGGGTTTACCATTACAAGAACATTCACGCAGGACATTTTATGTCAAGAAAACACCTATCAACTCGTTGGTGTGATACAAATGTTCAACCACAGTCAGCAGCAGATAATTTATTTGGTCAAGGAGAACAGTATAAGTTTGCTTTACATTTAGATAGTAAATTTGGAGAAGGTACAGCTGAAGAGTTGCAGTTTAAATCAAGACAAATATATAAAGTATCAAGAGTAGAATACGAGGAGCAGATAAGTTATTACAAAAACCTTGTTGAAAACTTAAAAGAAGAAAAAGGAATTTCGTAACTATTTAAGTATCTTTGGCGTATGACAGAACCAATCTATGCAAATGATGAACACAGAGTTATAATAGATACTTATATTACAATGTGTAAAGAGTTTGCAAAAGAAGTAAGCAATAAAAATAGATACGAAAATTACTTAGAGGTTGTGCAAATCATAATAGAATACCATAATAATTACGGAGCTGGAACAAAAGAAAATAATTTTTGGGATTGGTTAATGATTATACCAATTAACTTATCAGTTGCAACAAATGGTTTCTTTGCAGGAATAGAAACTAAAGGTAACGCATCAGTAGTCAGAGCTTACAGAGTTGTACTTGATGAATTAGTACAAGAAACAGTTAATAAGATTGATAAGATAGAAACAATAAATGACTGAGATATATTTAGAAATATCAAAACTAACAAGTAAGTTTAGGACTATGGCTTACGGACTTACATCTGATAAAAATGATGTCAACGATGCAGTACAAGAATTAATGCTTTATCTAATACAGATGAATCCCTCTACATTAAAGACTATTTATGATAATGATGGAATTGATGGTGTTACAAGATATGGAGCAGTTGCCTTAAGACGTGCTTTAACAAGTCCAAGAAGTAATTACTATTATAAGTATAAGAAGTATTACACAAACCTTGCAGGAGTTTATATACAATATAAAAAAAATGATTTTCACAAAAGCATATATAATTTACCCTTAGTTGAAGATATAGATAATCAATGGGAAAAATTAGAAATGATTGATAATGCTTTAAAATCTTTTTCTTGGTACGACCAAAAAATATTTGAATTATACTATAGCGAAGGAAATACATTAGACTCATTAGCTAAGAAGACAGGTATAAGTAGAAACAGTTTATTTACGACAATAGACAAAGTAAGAACAGAATTAAAATATAAGTTAAAAGAATAATGAAAGTCTTAGAATTATTTGCAGGAAGTAGATCAATAGGAAAAGTAGCTGATGAATTAGGCTATGAGGTTTTCTCTGTAGATATTAATAATTTTGAAGGAATAGATTTAGTTAAAGATATTGAATTTCTTACTAAAGAAGATATACCTTTTATTCCTGATGTTATTTGGGCAAGTCCTCCTTGCACAACTTATTCAATAGCTGCAATAGGACATCATAGAGATATGGGTAAACCTAAAACAGATTTTGCAGCAAAGAGTGATAGGCTTGTATTAAATACTTTAAGATTGATAAAAGAATATGATAGTAAATACTTTATTGAGAATCCAAGAGGATATTTAAGAAAAATGGATTTTATGATAGGAATACCTAAGACAACTGTTTGGTATTGTCAGTATGGAGATACATCTGCAAAGCCGACTGACATTTGGAGTAATCATATCTATTCTTTATTTAATGAGAAGGGTTGGAATCCACGACCTGAATGTAAGAATGGAAACTTAAAATGTCATCACGATAAACAACCAAGAGGTTACGCAGCAAAAAAGAAAGCAGGAGCTTTAGGAAAAGGGACTCAAGGTAAAAAAAATAATTACTTTAGAAGTATAGTACCTTATGAATTATGTAAAGAAATACTATTATCACTATGAATAAGTTCTTTGTACCTAAAGAGATATATGAAGATAGGATGGCTATCTGTAAGGGATGTACACACTATTCAAGTCTATTAGGAAATTGCGGAATTTGTTTGTGTTTTATGAAAGTGAAGTCCAAAATCAGCAGTCAATCTTGCCCAAAGGGTTTTTGGCAAAAGACAACAGAAGTAGAAGTAAGAACAGATATACCTGAAGAAATAATAGCAGAGATTATATTACTTTGGGAAGACTTAAAAACAGGTAGAGCAAAGGATCAGACAGCTAAAAAGAAAATGATTGAGATATACAACACGTTATACAACACGAACTACTCAACAGGAACTAATTGTGGTTCTTGTATAGCTGCTTGTTTTGATGGTATAAAAAAGATATATAAAGAATATGCAGGAAACAATTACTAATAAATATAGGGTAAGACCTAAAAGCTTTTAATTTTTCAGTCCTGTATAGTAGTGGGGGGGGGTGGTTACCTCCCCAATACAACTAACTAAAACAATAATTATGCAAAGAACATACAAAACAATTAAATGGATATTGAAAGACAATATTAAAAAGAACGTAAGAAGTCTATGGACTTGGAAGGATGACAACTTTACTTGCATTTATGAAAACTATGATGGAGATGATAGAATATACACTTCAAGTCAATTACTAAAACTATTAAGCAAATGATTATATTTACATTACTAGGAATATTTACAGCAATATTTATTTTTACTGTTATTATTATGAGCGTCATAGAAGGCAAAGACAGAAACAAAACAAATGAAAAGATTGTAAGAAAAATGGATAAGGTAGAAACATTAACAGGAGGATTAGAAAACGATAGGCTAAATGAAAGGAAATAGAATACCAAACTACTACATAGGAAAACGTTATAAGATAGAAGCTCGTAAGGTCATAGAAGACTTTGATCTATCTTATAATACAGGAACAGCTGTTACTTATTTACTAAGAGCAGAAAGAAAACACGAATCTCCTATTGAGTGCATACAAAAGGCTATAAACCATTTAGAGTTTGAATTAGATAAATTAAAGAGATGACATTATACACTTGCGAATGTGGAAAAGAAAGTAAAGAAATTGCAAAGGCTACAATAGTCTATAGAGAAAAAAAATGGGTAGCAAAGGAAGCTCAATGCAGTTGTGGTAAATATATGACTAGCGAACCAACAGAAGGCATACCTACACTTCAAAGGACAGAGCCTAGTCTTACTAAGAACAGGGATAAGCTATGGGCAGGAGCAAAAGAAAAGCTAGTAGGCGAAAGAGGAATCAATGAATCCTTTGACTAATGAAGTTTGTTATTAAGGACAGTAGAGATAAGCAAAGCCTATTTAGTTACCTAAAAGAATTAGAGAACGATTACATAGTCAGCGTAAAGAAACAAAGAAACACACGTAGCAATATGCAGAACAGTTATTACTGGAAATGTATCGTACAAGGACTAGCAGAAGAACTAGGATATTTTCCTGATGAGATGCACGACGTACTAAGAGCTAAGTTCTTATCTGAATATGAAATGATCAGTATCAATGATAACCAAATAGCACTAAATAAAATAGGAAGTACAACAGCACTTAATACTAAAGCCTTTGAAGTATATACAGAACAAATAAGAGTATGGGCTATGACTGACTTGGGTATCAGACTAATGCTACCAAACGAATACGAGTAATTTCTATTATATAATATGGAAACAGAACAAAAGAGGACACAGGAGGGTAAAAAAAAGCTACTAGCTGCACTAGAGGTGTCATTAGGTATAGTTACAGAAGCTTGTGAGAAAGCAGACATAACAAGAAGCAGACATTATGCTTGGATGCAAAGTGATGAAGAATATAAGAAAGCAGTAGATGACATAGATAGTAAATTTATTGACTTTGCTGAAACAAGTTTAAAGAAACAAATTAAAGAAGGTAATACAACAGCCACTACATTCTTTTTAAGGACTAGAGGACGTAAGAGAGGTTACAATGAGAAACAAGAAATAGATTTAACTTCAGGAGATGAAAGAATTAAAATAAATATAAATCTTGGAGATTAGCCCTGAATTTACACCAAAGCAAAAGGAATGTTTAAAGTACCTATTTGATCATAAGACTAATGAGGTGTTATTTGGTGGCGCTGCAGGTGGCGGTAAGTCTTGGGTAGGTGTAAGTTATTTAATATTAATGTGCCTTCAATACCCTAAAACTAGATACTTAATGGGAAGATCTAAGCTAGATGCTTTAAAAAAGACTACACTAAATACATTCTTTGAAGTCTGTACTGCTTGGAATCTTAAAGCAATTAAAGACTACACGTTTAATGGTTCTAGTAATGTAATAACCTTTTACAATGGTTCAGAGATAATACTAAAAGACTTGTTCTTATATCCATCAGACAGAAACTTTGATAGCTTAGGTTCTTTAGAAATAACAGGTGCTTTTATAGATGAAGCAAATCAAATAACAGAGAAGGCTAAGAACGTAGTGGCTTCAAGACTTAGGTATAAGTTAGACGAAAATAACTTAATTCCTAAACTACTGATGACTTGTAATCCTGCTAAAAATTGGGTTTACTCAGAGTATTACAGACCAGCACAAGATAATACAATAAAGCACTACAGGAAGTTTATTCAATCTTTAGTAATAGATAATACTTACATCTCTAAGCATTATGAAACTCAACTATCACAATTAGACGAACTAAGTAAGCAAAGACTTTTATTTGGTAATTGGGAGTATGATGCAACAGCAGATAGTCTTATTGACTACAATTCTATAATGGGAATGTTTAGTCAGAAAGGAATAGAGGGAGATAAATACATAACTTGTGATGTAGCACGATTTGGAAGCGATAAGACAGTCATAATGCTTTGGCAAGGGTTACACATTAGATATATAAGAACTATCCTTAAATCGGCTGTAAATGAGGTTGTGGATGAAATTAAGAAACTACAACAAGAGAATGGAGTAAATCTTAGGAATATTATAGTTGATGAAGACGGAGTAGGTGGTGGAGTAAAA